CGACTACTCGTTCTACCTTCAGACGCTAACAGGTGACAGCGCTGACGGTTACCCCGGTTGTCCCGGCATTGGACCGAAGAAGGCCGAGACTATCCTGTCGGTTACTCCGCACTGGCCTCGCGTTGTCGAGGCTTACAAAAAGCAAGGCCTGACTGAAGACGACGCCCTCGTGCAGGCGCGTGTCGCCAGAATCCTTCGGGCCTATCAGTGGAACAATCAAACCAGCGAGCCGATTCTATGGAACCCACCTACTATTGCGTGAAGAACCCCGGCACGTGTGATGGGTCTTGCTCGATCTGTCCAATAAGCGAACCCGAGCATCTCTCGTTTCCTTTCATGGACGACAAGCCTCAGACAAAGGCAGACGACAAAGTACGTCAGCCATCTCACTACGCTAAGTGGCCCATCGAGCCGATCACGTTCGTGATGCGGAACAAGATGGAGTTTTGGCGCGGCAACTTGATTAAGTACGCGGCTCGCGCTGGTCATAAGAAATACGATCACATGTCTGAAACCGAGAGCGAGATCGTCGATCTGGAAAAGGTTAGACGCTACGCAGAAATCAGGATTCGACAGCTCAAGGGCGAAGTGGACCTCACTGCATGATCACATGCGAACTGTTGGGAGACACAGCTATCTTCACTGTGCTCGACAAGAACGCTCAAATTGAAGACCTCGAAATATCCGCAGACGATGGGTCAGACAAAGTCTTTGTTCGCCAACAGTGGGAGAACGCAGACAAAGCCAACGTCATCGTCCTCAGTCCTAACCAAGCCGCAGCCACCGTGAAGATTCTCACGGCTTTGCTGGTTGGCACAGAACTAGAAGATTTCTGACATGCCCTCGACATCACCAAAACAAGCACGGCTCATGGCCGCTGCTGCACACAACCCCGCTTTCGCCGCCAAGGTTGGCATCCCTGTGAAAGTTGCTCGCGAATTTAATAAGGCCGATTCAAAAACCGGCATCCTCCGCAAGAAGCGCAAGAAGTAACTTTACACAGGGGTTCCATGTCGTTCAGGTCCAATGCCAATCCAATGTTCCGGTCTCAATTCTCGGAGACCATCTTTAAACAAAAGTACGCTCACGAAGGATGTGAAACGTGGGCGGACCTTTGTCGAACCCTCGTCGAGGATGTGTGCTCCGAGCACATGACCAAGACCGATTGCGATCAGCTCACAAACTACATGCAGGATTTGAAGTTCATTCCCGGTGGTCGCTATCTTTATTACGCTGGTCGAAAGGCTAAGTTCTTCAACAACTGTTACCTCCTGCGGGCCGAAGAAGACACGCGCGAGGATTGGGCTAACCTGAGCTGGAAAGCCGAAAGCTGCCTGATGACTGGCGGTGGCATTGGCATCGATTACAGCGTTTACCGTCCGAACGGTGCGCGTCTAGGGCGCACAGGCGGTGTGGCTTCTGGGCCAATTCCGAAGATGCTGATGATCAACGAGCTTGGCCGCAACGTCATGCAGGGTGGTTCTCGCCGCTCGGCAATCTACGCTTCGCTAAATTGGAAACACGGCGACGTGATGTACTTCGTGAAAGCGAAGGACTGGCACAGCATGAAGATTGGTTCCACCGGCTCAACCCTGTGGGACGTAAAGCAAACCGATTTCAACTTCCCTGCCCCGTTGGACATGACCAACATCTCCGTCAACTACGATACTTCGTGGTTGCTCAATTACTGGGAGACTGGCGAGGTAGGCGAAGTGTTTTTGAAGAATGTTGAACAGGCGCTTCAGACTGCTGAACCGGGGTTCTCGTTCAACTTCTTTGACAAAGAAAACGAAACGCTACGCAACGCTTGCACCGAGGTGACCAGCGCTGATGACAGCGACGTGTGCAACCTTGGCTCTCTGAACTTTGGTCGCATCGAAGACATATCTGAATTGCGCGATGTTGTCTCACTAGCGGTACAGTTTCTCTTGTGTGGCACACTGAAGGCACAACTTCCTTATGACAAGGTCTATCAAATCCGCGAAAAAAACCGTCGCCTTGGCCTTGGCGTCATGGGTCTACATGAGTGGCTTATTAAACGCGGTTCGAAATACTAAGTTACACCGGAGCTACATAAGTGGCTGTCGGTTTACAAAG